TTGAAGCCTTGCTATCAGGATGTACGGGCACATTCTCCGATAAAACAGGTGTATGCTTAGGTCTGTGTGTATACTCAGATAAAGAAGTATCCACAGAAAATGCACAAGTACACAAGGATTAAGACATGACTACTAAGATTAAATTAAAGAGGGGTACAGGCAAGCCAACGTCTTTGGACCAAGGTGAGCCTGCTGTTGACTTAACTACAGGTCGTGTATACGTAGGTGCTGAAGGTGATGAAGTTGTTGAAGTAGGCACTAATGCCGCCTCAGGGGACTTCACAGGCAACCTTAGTGTAGGTGGTAATGCTACTATAGACCAATCTTTAGAGGCCACCACGATCACTACAGAGTCTCTCACGGCTGATTCTATTAGCTCTGAGAGTTTATCGGTCACTGGTTCCATCTCTGCTGACAGCCTTGAGGTTTCTGGATACAACACAGAAAACTGGGATGCCGCCTATGATGGTACTATTAACGATGTAACTTTGACAGACGAGGGCATACTTGAGTTTACCCAAGAGGGTGGAGGTGATCCCCTGAGTGTAGACTTAGATTCTAGATACACTCATTTAGATGAACTATCGTTAACCGTGTACCTCTCAGATTCTAGTGGGCGCGTGAGTCCTGCAACAACAGCACAAGGTAAAGCTTATGCACTCATAGGTAACCAAGTAGCCGCCAGTTCGTACCTCGTTAAGATTGTTATTGAAGATGCTGTAACAGCAGGGTTAGACCAAGGTAGCGATTTGTTTGTCAAATGGAACGAGCAGTTCTTTTATCCAGCCGAAAGATACGTCGAGGGATGTCCTGTGTCCACCTTACGTGGCTACAATCAGCTAGACTCCTCTAATTCAGTACTAGCGTTGCCTGCGGACCTCGTGACAAACAAGTTTAGAATTATTAATTACAACCCCGCAGGATCACTTAAGATAATGAAGGTTAGTGATGTAACATCTAGTAATAATATACTTGTTATAAACGCATGGGTGTAACCAATGGCTGATGATATTTATACTACTGGTTTTGAACCAGACCCTGATTTAAACTTAGGTTCCTTTAATTTAGGTAACGTATATGGTATCGACTTAAGTGCAATCACAGATGACAAGCCTAGTCCTGTAGTACAGGGCGAAGATGGTAACATGTATTTGTCTAATGCTTACTATACTCCTAGTGGTTGGAGGACTGAGCCCGACTTTAGCACACCTGTGTACTACTTTCATCAGCCTCTTGAGTTAGGAGACGCTAGGGGTAACTATTACGACGTAGATCCTGATACAGGTGAGGTAACACAGCAGGGCGCGTGGAGAACAGAAGAAGACATTAGAGGTTACTGGGAAGCAGATCAAGGCATGGGTTACTTTAAAGAAGCTAACCCCGGACTTGACTTTGATACTTGGTTTTCATTCATTAAGGATACATCAGAATTAAGTGCACAGGGTTTAAACAGAGAAGATAACCCTGATGAGTTCAACTTTATTCTTCAGAGCTACGGTTTTAACACAAGCTTCCAGAATGATGATGGAGACATGTTCCAGTGGAATGGCTCAAGTTTCACTAAGACGTTTAAGGTAGATGATTCTGTACCAGTAGGTGACATGCTTATGTCAATAGCTATTGGTACTATGACCGCAGGAGTACTTGGTCCTGCTGGGTTGGGCATGGTAGGCGGAGGGTTTGCCGGTGGAGCAACTACTGGAGTTGTTGGTTCAGCCCTAAGTCAGGGAATAATCAACGGTAAAATTGATCCTACTTCATTAGTAACTGCTGGTGTACTAGGGGGTTTAGGCGGTTGGTTTTCAGAGATTAGGGGTGCAACACCGGGAATATACGGTGGCTGGGTAGATGCCGCAGGAAATCAACTAGGTCCGGGAACCCAGTGGTTCATGGAGCATACACAGACTTTAGCTAATTCTCTTGGGATAACTTTCGATCAAGCATCAGGTATAGTACAAGGTGTCATGGAAGGTACAGTATCAGGAGAAGACTTAGAAGGCATTGCTATAAATGCTGTAGGAGGCTTTAGCAACGTAAAAATACAACAATATCTTAAAGACGCCTTTGGTAGTGGCTTTGATGTTGAAAACTGGTTCCGCGAAGGTAACTCATTTATTCCTACGGAAGCCTTATTTCCTTTTGTTAAGCGAGGAATCCAAGGTGCAATTGATGGTGGCATAGGTGAACTAGACTTAGCTAAAGCCATCTACGGCTTCTTTAAGGCTGGTGGTGATTTAGACTTTACACTTCCGGGTGGGCTAGATTTCCCCTCTTGGGTTTCCACACTGAACATACCGAATCCATGTGACGAGGACATGTTCCCTGATATGCCTTACTTGTGTAAGTCAGGGCCTAAGGTACATGGTGTAGACCTTTGTTCTGATGAGCAACTTGCATCAGGTGCCCACGAAGTTAGAATAGGTAACAAAGACTCTTGGTACTGTAATCTGTCAGGCATAGGTGGATCACTGTCTATTTGTACGCCTGAAGAGTTAGCCGAAGGTGGACAAGAGGTTAAAGAGGGAGATGACCCAACCAAGTGGTACTGTCAGATGCCTGATATAGCTAACCCTTGTGGTCCTAACGCATCTAAGAATGCACAGGGAATCTGTGAGTGTCTAGAGGACTTTGTAGACTACGGCAACGGCGAGGGTTGTGTACCAGTACCCACAGTTTCTACTCCCTGTGAAGAAGGTTTCATAGACAACGGAGACGGCCTAGGCTGTGTACCTATTCCATCAATCAACTGTGGCCCTAATTCAGCAATAAATGCACAAGGAATCTGTGAGTGTCTAGAGGACTTTGTAGACAACGGTGATGGCAAAGGTTGTGTTAAGATGCCTGATGTCTCTAACCCCTGTGGTCCTAACGCATCTAAGAATGCACAGGGAATCTGTGAATGTCTAGATGACTTTATCGACTATGGTAACGGCGAGGGTTGTGTACCAGTTCCTTCCTTAAACTGTAACAAAGAGACTCCAATTGAAAACGGTAAGATCATAGAACGTATGACATCTTGGGGATGCAAGAGTTTTGTGGAGTGTATAGAGGGCTTTGATGTACAGGGTCAAACCTGTGTTAAGATTCCTGAGGGTCCTGCTTCTGTTACGGTGACTGTTTGTTCTGATGAGCAGAAGGCCGCTGGTGGTAAGGAGATAAGAATAGGTAGTCAAGACGATTGGTACTGTGAAATGCCTGATGTTGACACACCAAACATAGATTTACCTAGTGTAGATGTAGACGTACCTATGCCTACATTTAGTGCGCCTAAGGCGGGTGACTTTAATGCAGGTGTTGTTTCTGGTTTAAGCAACGAGCGTACACCTATTCCGGGGATGATTAGTTCTCCACAAGTAGACTACACTCAAGAGTTGAACGACTTGATTAAGAGAAGGTTAACCAAGCGTGGTGGTAATACGGGTGGTAACGGAGGAATGTTAGTATGAATTACATAGATTTAGTGAACAATGTCTTGAGACGTATTAGGGAAGACGAGGTATCCTCTGTTGGTTCTACTCCGTACAGTAAGCTTATCGGTGACTTTGTTAACGATGCGCGAGAGGTTGTACAGAATGCTTGGGATTGGTCAGCACTACGGTACACCATGCAGGTGACTACGGAGAAGGGTGTATTTAACTACATTATGAAGGGTGGCAACAACAGCCTTAAGATTCTCCATGCGTACAATGATACTAGTGATTGGGACATGAAGTACCAGACGCCTATATGGTTTGACCATCAGTACATGATGCAAAACCCTGTCTCTGGTTCTCCTCAGTACTATGTATTTAACGGTGTTGATGACAACGGTGACACACAGATTGATGTGTACCCGAAGCCTGACGGTAAGTACGTATTAAACTTTAACTGTATCTTGAGAGGTTCTGTGGTTGTTGACAACATTAAGAACGACCCTGTGCCTGATGCAATACGCCCTGAGTTGCTTAAGAATGACTCAGACAGGCTTTTGATTCCTCATTCACCTGTGTTGCATTTGGCTGTAGCCTTTGCCGCTAGGGAGCGGGGAGAAACTGGAGGCACATCAGCGCCTGAGTACTTTGGTTTAGCTGATAAGTACTTGTCTGATGCTATTGCCTTAGATGCTCAAAAGCACCCAGAAGAAACCATTTGGTTTACACCTTAAGGATTACGTATGGCCCAGCCACTTCAAAGTATTAACTTAGTAGCTCCTGCGTTCATGGGGATAAACTCAGAAGATTCTCCCATAGCACAGGACCCCTCGTATGCCGCTGTTGCCGATAACGCTATTATTGATAAGCGTGGACGTATTGCGGCCCGACAAGGCATAACTTTGCTTACTAATAACGGTGGCGAAGGTACTGCTCTGGACAACACTTTCTTAGCTAAAGTACATTACTATGCTAAGGACGGTGGTGAAGACGAATGTGTATTAAGCGCAGGTAACAATAAGATATTCAAGGGCACAGATACTCTTGAGGATATTACGCCATCAGGGTACACCATAAGTGCTGATGATTGGCAGATATTTACGTTTAACGATAAGGCGTACTTTTATCAACGAGGGCACGACCCTTTAGTGTACGATGGTTCGTCACTCAAGACGTTTACAGATGTTAACGGGGAAGCAACTCCAGACATCCTCAGGTGTCACGCGGCCATAGGTGCTTATGGTAGAGTATGGGCCGCCAGTAGTAACACAGAGCGACAAACGGTGTACTGGTCTGATTTACTAATTGGTAATGACTTTGACGGAGGAAGCTCTGGTTCTATCAATGTAGGTCTGTATTGGCCTGATGGTGCTGATGAAATTGTAGGACTAGCGGCACACAACGGCTTCCTTATTATCTTTGGTAAGCACAGTATTATAACTTACGGTAACGCTGAAAATGTACTAGGTGACGCTCAGTCAGGAATTACTCTGGATGATGCTATATCTGGCGTAGGTTGCTTTGATCGTAACTCTATTCAACACACAGGTAGCGACTTGTTATTTATGTCTGACAACGGCCTGAGGGCCTTAGGGCGTGTAATAGAAGAAAAGTCTTTACCTCTGTCGGACTTGAGTGGTAACGTAAAGACAGACTTAATTTCTTACATAGAGCGTAGACAGGCACCTGTAGCGACCGTGTACAGTCCAGAGAACTCTTTTTACTTAGTTACTTTCTTAGATGAAGGCGCTACGTTCTGCTTTGATCTAAAGGGTAAGTTAGAGAATGGGGCATTCAGGGTTACACGTTGGCCTTCTTACGCCATTAAGTCTTTTGAGAGGGCTATAGACGGTACGTTGTACGTAGGCACTACTGGAGGATTGTCGATATACAGAGGGTACTCTGATAACAACCAGAGTTACCGCTTTAGATACTACAGTCCTTCTTTAACTTTTGATGATGCGTCTAAACTAAAGATGCTTAAGAAGATTATACCCACAATTGTTGGTGCAGACACAGCAGAAATATTTATTAAATGGGGCTATGATTTTACTACTAGTTTTTCTAATGCCACAGTTAAGGTAGGTAACGCAGGTTTAAACGTGGGTTACTTTAATGAGTCTGAGTTTGACTCTGCGGCTGAGTTCACAGGTGGTGTAACAACGTCACGTTTACGCACAAATACTACGGGGAGTGGGTCTACAGTTATGATAGGTATCGAATCTAATATAAATGGAGAGGCACTGTCTATCCAAGAAATCAATGTACAAGCATTAACAGGTAGAATCGTATGAGCAACTATACTTACACAGCAGATTTTAAGGCAAAAGATGATCTGCCAGCAGGGTCAGCAGGTAAAGTTATCCGTGGCAATGACTTTGAAACTGAGTTTTTAGCAGTTCAAGCCGCTGTTAACAGTAAAGCTGACTCAGGCGGCGGAGATTTCACAGGGGACGTGAGCATGTCTAACTTAACAGTTACAGGCAGATTAGAATCACAGGGGGTCCTTAAAGTATCAGGAACCTTAGATGCAGTAGTTGACGGAGGTACTTACTAATGCCCTCACTTTCAGAAACAATTGCTGGACTACTAGGTCTAGGCGGTGGTGGTCTTTTGACTATGGAAGCCATAGACAAGATTGGCGGCGTAGGTGATACAGCACAAAGTCAGGCTACTGCCTTAGCTAAAGAGCTTAGGCCTGAGAGTCAATTTAAGCCCTTCACGGTTACGTCAGGTACAGGGAGCAGATTTGGAGCTACCATGGGTCCTGATGGTCCTGAAGTGTCGCTCAATATGTCACCTCAAGAGTCTGCTATGCAGAACAGGCTATTCTCACAGTCTGGTAACTTCTTCAATGATGCTTCTCAACCAACAGCAGAACGTGAGATGGACATATATAACCGCATACGTGCCGCCCAGAGCCCTGAGGAACAACGTCAGATGTTGGCTATGGAAGAACGTATGATGTCACAGGGACGCCTAGGCATGGGCACAGCAATGTACGGTGGCTCACCAGAGCAGTTTGCCTTTGGTAAAGCACAGGCTGAAGCACGTAATCAATCTATGCTACTAGCGATGCAACAAGCGCAACAAGAGCAGACACAGATGGCAGACCTAGGCCAGCAGTATCTCGCAGGGTCTTACATCCCACAGGCTCAACTTATGAATGTTCAGTCAGGATCACAGCTTTACCCACAGATGGAACAACAGCAACGACTGTTTGGTATCGGTGAGTACGGAGAGACTATGCTGTCTGGTATTGAGGCTAAGTTGTTAGCAGAGCAGGCTAAGGCTAATCTGTATGGTACTGTAGGCTCTGGTTTGTTAAACGGCGTATTTGCTCCTGTATCTAATGGTAGTGGAGGAACTACTAACATGATTGCCCAGTTACTTTCTGATGCTCGACTCAAGACAAACATTAGAAAGGTTGATGAAGTAGATGGTATTAACTTGTATACTTGGGATTGGACAGAAGAGGGTAAGAAGAAGTCTAATAACACAATGACGTTTGGTGTTCTGGCGCAAGAGGTACAACAAGTGTTGCCTTCTGCTGTAGTTGAGAATGCTGATGGTTATCTAATGGTTGACTATAGTAAGCTACCAGAAGTAGCTAAACGAGTAGGAGTATAACTGATGGCTAAGTTTTCACAGGCACTACTACAGGGTTTACTCCAGCCTTCTTTTACTCAGGAACTAGGGTCAGCCGCTAAATCACTAGGGGCTACTCCCGGATTAATGATGGCTGA